ATATGGTTAGTTATCTAACCATGGGACTAAGTATGGCATCTATTAACCTAGGTGGCAAGTAAAGTACTAAAAATAATTAAAAATAATTTCCGTGCTTTTTTCTCCTAAAAATGGTTTTTCTAACAAGTCGTCGGGTCTTTCGGTCTCTCCGTCTGGTCGTCGGTCTCTCTGGCCGTCTAACCGTCTAACCGTCTAACCGTCTAACCGTCGGTCTCTCCGTCTGGTCCGTCGCTCGCCTGGTCCGTCGCTCGCCCGTCGCTCGGTGGGTCATGACGGATGGACGGATGCACAGACAGACGGATGCACGGATAGAGTAGACCGAGTAGAGTAGAGTAGACCGAGTAGAGTAGAGCTACGGGTCTCGGTTTTGGGTTTTGGTTTAACTGGAACTTGAACTAATCACCTCGCCCTCGATAGTCTGAGGTACTCGCTTACTGATTAATGCACTTAGTCGGTCGATCAGCTGGTCCTTGCTCAATCCGTCAATCTTTGCAGTCAATATTTCTCGTCGGTCGATGTAAAGTCCTCCGACCTTCCCTCGGTGGATCTCGGCAGTGATAGCTGCGTTCAACTGCCCTTGGTCCCTTGCTTCTTCTCGGAGATCATGGAGTGAGGAGAGGTGAGATTCCATAGAAATCCTTTCCCTCTCTTGCCCCTTGATCTCCTGGTCTATGAGGTAGTTTCGAATGAGTGGGTTGTGGTTGAGTAAGACGCTGCCCTGTCGTTTCGCAGCATTCCTATTTTTAGTGTAGCCAGCGCGAACAGCGGCTTCGGTGGCGTTTTGCCCCTTGATGTACTCACGAACAAACTTCTTTTGTTTCGGGTTGAGTTCCTGCCACCTCTTACCATCAGGATCGAGATAGCCATTCCCGTCTTCAGCGGGAACCATCTGAGTGTACTTAAAGTCTTTCATTCCAGAATCCGAGGGCTGTGTTCAGCGACAAGTATATTTTAGAATAAATATCTTTTTTATGTTTAAAAAGATTCTGCTCGTACCCTCTCTTTCCTTTTCTCTCTTTCAGAACTAATAACTAATACGTTTTCTATTCTTTCCTGAAAAACCCACGATCCAAGCTCCTTGAGACTCACAGCTCGATTCTATTACTTCTATTACTCTATTGGTCTATTCTGTTGAAAAAAATAAAAAAAGTTTTATTTCTCAGATAAACATATACATTCAATAAATGGCCTTGTTTCAGGGTTTGAGTTTCTCCCCTAAGTCATAGCCATCCCCGATTCGTTGGTAGCTACACTTGTAGCGTTCCCCGTCGTTGAACTCAACTTCGCAGAGTTCCCATATGTTCAGGTCGAAGGTTATTTTGGCAATCCCTGAGGTGTTGCCGCTGTGTTCGTTAAGGTATTCAAGCATCCAGCCTTCGTTATCGGCCCCACATCCTCCATTTGCTTGAAATAGGAGGAGGTCTGTTTTCGGGATGTCTTGCTTTTTGATCCAAAACTGGGCTCGGAGTGGGTCAGGGCTATCTTTTTCCCATTCCGCTTTCTCATCCTCATCCATCGAGGCCCAAATTCCGTAGTCCATGTCACTTTCATCTTTCACATGGCTCTCCTTTCTATTATTCAAATATATCAAACTCTCCAGGGGTTGCTACGTTTTCTACAAGTGTAGTGCTCCCCTCCCAATTATTTACTATTGGGTCTTTTGACGTGTACGTTCCTTTGGAAGGATCGTTTGAGTTAATGGTGTTCTGCCATATTGTTTCGTATGACTCTATAATTGCTCGAACAACATTCTCTTCGTTCGCACAAGTACAGATTTCCATTATCTCTCCTTGTTTTGTTTCTATACAAACTCTCATGTCGATCCTTATCCTACGAGGTATCCAACAATAAATCCAAGAACCGCGCAGCAAATGTATTTGTGCACGGCGAGTTGGGCTTCAAGTTGTTTTCTCTTTTCGTACTGGGTCATTTCGTTCTCCTTTCTTAGATAATCTTTACTAGGTATGGGTAGCAATGGCTATCGTAAATCAAGCCTGTGATTTTCGTACTACCCGTTGAGGGGTGTCGGTACATCAGGATAGTCCATTCACCAGGATCTGCTTCGCCCCCTCTTTGCCGCCACTCGCTGACTGGAACCGTTGCGGCGGGTGTTTTCTGGTGTTCTTCGTTACCAGGCAATCCCCAAATGTTTTCTTCTGGTTCCATATCGGTCAGGGCCAATAATTCCATAGACATATCGGGGCCATCTAACTCTCCCTCGGGGAGAGGGTTAGTCACTCGGCTCAGAACATCTACTAGCTCGGTGGACATTTGGCGCGTTTCCAGTTTCCCAGTAGTCGCCATTTGTTCCATGGTAATATCTTTCAGATCGTTCATTCTTGCTCCTTTCTAGTTTTCGTAAAAATCTACGGCGTTAGCCGTAGTATTAGCTTACTTAGCCATAACCCGAAAGTAAAGGAGTACGCCACCCCGCGAAGAAGCCGAGTGGCTTTGGGTCTAGTCTCTAAGCATTGCGGATATTGCTTTTTGTATGCGTTGGTCTTTTTCGCTTAGTTCTAGTTTAAAGAATTTGTCCGACGTGTCTAGCTTGCCTATCGAGTAGGGAATGACTTGAGCATCGGTGTCGTAGAAGTCGAGTATTTTCTCTAAGTACTCGAGTGGGGCTTCTTCTTTTCCCCCAACATTCCAACGGGTAATGGAGGTGATTGGAGTACCTATCACGGGTCCGTTCATCCAGTTGTAGATATGCATCACGGGTCCGTGTGGTACGATTTTTATGAACCAGTGGTGAGTACTCTTAAAGTCCCAATTTTCTTCGAGGGGAGGTCCGAAGACTCGCACTAGATCTCGGTAGTCGCAATGAACGTAGCCACATAAGCTCGTATACTCGGTGTCTATGTGGTCGCCCACCATAAATGCTATCGTTTCTTCTTTCATACTATCTCCTTTCTATAAAATAAGTGTCCTCAGCCGACCAGTTTGCCAGGGGTGTTTGCGCTCCTTCTAATCTGGCCGACTGAGAACGGTCCCAAGTTTGCCTCAACTAAGGATAAGAGTCTTGAACAATTGAGACAATTTCACCGGCGCTTGGGCTGCCGTTTACCTAGTCCAAGACCCTATTCTTTATATTTTTGCTGTCCCTCAAGTAGGTTATCGTGAATGGCCCTAAGTCTATCCGTAATTTCGGTTAATTCCACAGCAATATCTACAGATAGATCTGGGTTGTTGCTCATCTGCCGTATAGAGCAGATCGCCTCATAGAGGTGATCTTTTGGGATTTCCTCTGTATTACTCACCCTAGCTCTCTTTTCTTATGGTCAGGTCTTTCAAAAGCTGGACCGATTCTTCCATAGGTTCGAAAGCCTTCATCACAGTTTCTCCCCTACGGTCTTCATGGTAGACTCGCTCACCCGTTTTAATATCCTCGAGTATCACTCCATCGAAAGACTCCCAACCCTGTAATACGGGGTCAGGTGTTATTTGTTCAAGAGTAAACCCGTCAAGCGAGTAGAGATTGCCTTCGACAATCTCTGACCAAAGGTTTGAATAATGTTCCTCAATTTTCCCTATTTGCTCCGCTCGGCAAATACACACGAACACATCATCCTTCGGTTGCAGCTCGTGCCTATATTCAAAATAGACTTTGTATAGCCGTCCCAACTCTTCCGGTATTTTTAAATCCCGCACTGATGTTTCTCCTTTCTAGTTTTTCTCTTCTTCTACTTTTTTATCGAGTCTAAGGACTGAGCACATTTGCGGCGGTGCGGCGTGTCCGTCGTAACAAACCACATAGTTGGCCACATAGGTATAATTGTCATCCATATAGACAAGTGTTGTTATGCCGTCTTGCCAATAGGGCAGGCTCTTGTGTTTGATCATATAAGGTCCGACCTCGTTAGGAACGAGGGTCTTATCTTCCCAGAACGGTGAATTAGAGTCCAATTCTTCTGAGAGACCCGTAATGGAATGATATTTATCTATTCTATCAAACAGTTTTTCGTAGTATTGTCGTGCTAACTCTTGCGATTTTTTCGTTCTCGCTTCTTCGTTTAACTTTTCTATAGTTTTATCCCGCATTTACTTTCTCCTTTCTATGGCGAAACAAAAAACACTGATGCGTTACTTCATATATAAAATGAGCTATATATACCCACTCGTCGTCTTCCATCGAATAAAGAAATAGCGCAACGGGTTCGTGAACTCCTTCTACATCCCCCGCGTGCATTCCATCTATCCCCGACCAATCCAGGAGGGCTTCTTCAGTTTCTATGTGATCGCTTATCGCCCTCTCTACAACTAGTGCAAGATCAATCGTGTCGTCCATTGCTTGATCCATGTGGCCATCGCTGACAGGTTCCCAAGTCAGTTTATCCGCTGAATTAAATCTAATTGATACTTCTCTAGGCACTGTTATTTCTCCTTTCTAGTTTCGGTTAAGTAGTTCCAGAAGCGGCCTCGTAAGGCCGCTCGGAGAACCACTCAGATCAGAAAGTTTGCTCTGATCTCCGATAGTAAGTCTTCTATTAACAACTCGATAAGCTCTACTGGTTGCTGACTGCATTCATGGTTGTCTACCCACATCCTATCGTTCTCGCTCCAGTGTATTTCGCCTTCCTCGTCGTAGTAGTACCATTTTTGGTATGTTAGGAACGTACCGCTTTCGTCGGTGATGTAGTTCCAAATATAGTAATTTGGCTTCGTTACTTTTTTGAACTCTTTCTTTTTGAAGTCACCATCCTCGTATCCTACGAATTCTTTATTAATGACTGTATCCCTTATTTCGAACCGCTCGTCTATCGAACCGTCAGCTAACCGCGTTAATCCACGATACAAGTCTTGATGGGCTTGAGATTCGCTATCGCGTAGCTTTCGTAAGCCTTGAGGACTCATTATCACCATTCCTCTCCCAACTGTCTCTTGGTACTGTAGTTCGACTCGCAACGCACCGTCATTAACAGTTTTCCAGTCTTCGTCATTCATGTTGTATACACGGTCGTAAGTGGCGAGATTTTCGAACCAAGCACCGTCGTCAACTCCGTAGCTGACCTGACCTTTCATATCCGGGTATGTCTTTCCAACCCAGCAATCGGTAATATTGTCGTGAGTAAATTCGGATTTCCACACGTTCAGGAACTCTTTTCCTCTCGCGTGTTTCAATACTGAAAAAATTCCGGCTATTGGTTCGAGAGCTTTTCCTAGCTCATTGCGTACGAACGGCAAGCCTCTGTCTTCGTTTTGGTAAAGTTTTGTTACCTTAAGCATTAGTTCTCCTTTCTTTCTAATTTTCGGTAAAATCTACGGGCGTACCCGTATTAATAGCTTACTTAAGACTAAGGCGAAAGTAAAGCAGTACGCCGAGGCTTAACAAAGCTCGAAAGGTTTGAAGGTTGCGTCACAATGGTTGCAGAACCAGAGTTCTTCGTACTGTCTGCGGGTGTCCCGTCCCGCCAAGGTTTCATCCTCGGCGGGTTGGTAGAGTAAAGTACCTTTTTCACACTCGGGGCATCGCTCACTCATGAAAATTCCTCGTCAAGTTTACGTACCAGATCTCTTGGTAGATATTTTCGAGGATCATCGTAGCCTACTCGAACCGCCTTCTTGTGCTCACGATCTTCAGCAGAATCAACGTAGAGTGGAACCCTATTCTCTTCTGTTAAATCCCGAACCATGAAGATCATGTAGTTGTGGGATCCCCAATGATCGCACTGGACTTCATAGCCGTGGCTCGAGAGGAAGTCGGCTACAAGATGTGTTCCGTTCCAGCTCTCCCCGTCTCCGAACCCGAACTTACTGAAGGCTTCTTCCCAGCTCCAATATATTACTTCTCTAGGCATCGGTAGACCCCGGTCCTATAGGACCGGCCGGTCCTAGCAGCACCCAATTTGTCCCTTGTATCCGCGTTGGTATAACGGTCGAATTGTTGCAGAGTGTGCAGCATTGTCCTTCTGCCACGGGTCTGGCGTTATGACCCTTCGTCCAAAAGACTTTGCCATCGGGGGTTTTGTGTTCGTCGATGGGACCTTTACAAATTATGCATTCGTTCACTTCTTTCTCCTTTCTAAATAATATAAAAACCAAAAACAAAGAGGGATGGCTATTGCTAGAACCCATCCGAGTGGTCCTAAGTAGTAACCCATCCCGAATAACAAGAACCCGTATAGTTCTTCCATACAACCTCCTTTCTAGTTGCGGTGGTCGGTACTATTCACGGTTTCTGCCTACTTGTGCGTACCACAAGAGCACATGGTCCCGCCCAACATAGTACCTATTGACGTGATCCCACCGCTGACCCGTAATGAAAGACCACGTGCTATTTTCCCCTCTGGTCGAGAGGGAAATCATTGGTGGACTCCCGTGACTGCTGGGTTTTTTGCCTAGGGAAGGCGTTTGGAAGGGTCGGTGCCACGGGAGTCCGAGCATCTAGTGTACTCGTTTTTAATTTCTGGTATACCCTGCTCCAATACTTTATAGCCCAGTCACTTTTTGAGCGATTCAAGGCTCTTTTTACTGCAGCCTTGCGCACTTCTAAGCGATTCGCCATACTCGCACCCCTTTTTCTGGAGACAGATACCTTCGAGTAGTAAAGTTTTTCCCTTCATTACCTTTGCCACGCTTGTACTGAGCTGACGCTGAGTGACAGCTGGCTTGTAAGCGTTTAAGGGTCGTCCTAGCTATCCCCTTTTTTTGACGCCAATCCGACCACTCGTCCAAGTTAATGAAAAAAGAATCCCCTACCTCTTTTAGCTCCCTAAATGGGAAAAAAGGTTTTCTACCAGCATTAGTCGTAGTGCCAACTGGCGGTATCGCTATTCCTTTTTCGATGGGTGCGGGAAAAGCAACAGCAGCCTCAGCTGCTGTTTCTTTCCTTGACCTACGCCCGTTCAATGTAACCCTCGGACGCCAATCGCATTTTGTAGCAAGCTACAATCCGCTTTTTCTGTTTCTCAGGGTTCTTGGTATGGGGCATATCGAGATGACCTTCTTTAACACAAAGGTCGACTAACTCGTACAGGTCAAAGTTTTTTCGGTCAAACGAAGCATCTTCGATGTCCTGCATTCCGTTAATCATAGCCACGTATTGTGGCGTTTGAGGCTTTGTTTCCGCAGCCGACTTTCCTGTGTAGGAATATCGGTGGGCACTACGGCCTCTTCCTTTTTCAACAGGTGCTGGAATTTTTAACTCCTTCACATTGTTGCCCTTCTTTTTGGCAGCCACTCGCTTTCGCGGGGTCGCCGTCGATTTAGACACAATGGCTTCTGCCATGTCGTATTCTCCTTTCTTAAATTTCTAAATTTCTACTTTCTATACTACTAAAGTAGGACCACTAACCCTAGCGTACTTTACTTAGAAAGTAAAGCACCCTATTAGCGAAGATCAGGATCCTGGTTGACATAACCAGGACCGGGTTCTCCACTATCTGCATACGGCCCCATTTTCTCAATAACTTTTTTCAAGTCCTTAACGGCCTCAGACAGCTCAAACAGAGAGTCCAAGACCCTATCGACTAGGTTATCAAGTTCTTGGTCCGTTGCATTTTCTTCTTCGTAGTCAGTCACCTCCTTCCGAATAGCTTCGGCTATTTTATTTTCACCCATATATTGTAAAGCGGTTTTAAACGCTCGATAGCGTGCTTTTAATCGATCTTCACACATGGGTAATCCTTACTCAAGTCTCCACACACGAACCCCGCTCTTCTCTTCTTCAAGAGTGACGCGCATCACAAATTTCCAAGCGGGTGCTTGTTTATTAGAAAAAGTCCGAGCCGATTGGTCCAAACGATTCTTTAATCGCGCAGCGGTATCGTGTTCTGATGTAGAGTCCGGTTCAAAGAAGGCTGAGTCACCTACTTCAAATCGTTCCCAAGGATAGGTAGTTCTTCGAACGTGTTCGGGAACTGGGACATTTTTTGTCAGAACCAAGTTCTTCCATGGATCTTCCATTATTCTTCTTTCTCCTCTTCTGAGCGTGCTTTTAGTGTGGCTGTGAAGGCATTTGTCCTGTCAGTTATCCTGTCGACGATTGGCTTCATCCAAGGGCCTAATAAATCTGCTGCCTCTAGCTTCGAAGAAAGACCACAGTCTTGGTCGTACATCTTCAAAGCTAGGCGGTCAGCTAGTTCCATAAACCCATGATCAACCCCAGTTGCGTCGCAATTTTGTGCAGCGTCATATAACGCAAACCAAACATCGCTCGCAAACTCCTGATCTAAGGTAACTGCATTGAACATTTTCTTTACTTCAGCCATCCGTTACGCTGCTTTAGCGTATTCAAGAGCCAAGTCTAAGGCTTGAGATTTACGCTTTGATCCCCCGCCCAGCAAAGAGTTGTAAACTGCGTTCTCTCCACTACGCATATGGTCTTCTACGTAAGTCACAGCGTTTAGTGCGCCCCACCAAGTTCCCTCGGCTGATTTTAACCGTGCTCCAGGAGCCTTCTCTAGGGCTTCTACCACTAGTTTCGGGTAGCGGGTAAACTCTTCTATTAAAGGCGTTTCCTCCCCTACCTTCTTCCCTGCGGCCCTTAGCTCGCGGTCCTTTCGGTAGTCGGCTAGTACGGTGGGCTGGTAGATTTGTGTAACGAATTCAAGCACCTCTGAGTGCTTCGCTTTTTTCTTGGACAAGAACTCACCGGCTTCCTTAAAGGTAGCGTGAACTTCTTCACTTAGACCTAACACCTTGGCGGCTTCTTCTGCCATGCGGGTGTCGAACTCGTGAATATGTGTCATTCGAAAGTTCGCTGGTCCATTTTTGAACGCCATCTGCAAGGTGTTGGCACACACGACTCGAATCACAGTATATCGAGCGGTAAGTGCATAACCTGCTTCGTGCGGTTGGTGAAAAAGTAAATAGCCTTGGCTCTCGTCCCCACCAGCAAACTCAAACCCAAGGGGTACTTTTGCTAGTGCCCAGATGCTTTTACCACCCCGTAAACTTCCCGCTGTTTCCATAGTAAAGTTTGCGGCGTTTGCGAACCGTGAGAAGAAGTCAAATATTTGACTGTTCTGTGTTGGTGTGTAAACAGGGCCACAAGATGAAAGTATCTTGTTGTCGCTGTCTCGCACTATGTGGTAGGTGTCGGGGGTCTGAACTAAGCCAGAATCCTCTCCATACGTGGGTGTGTCGATAGTGTAGCCAGGACGCTTGCTGACGGTCCAGTCAAGCTCTGCGGCTATCATCATCTCTTCTGGCGATAGATCAGGATTCACTTTGACACCTTCACCGTGCCAAGGCTCCTTGCCTGTCCAAGCCATCGTTTCTACTGCAGCAGCCATTCGGTTGCTCCTTATTTCTGCTTTCTAATCCCCTAACTTCGGGGTCCTTTGGTAAACGCGGTGGCCGCGCTACCTTTATATAAGGTACGCGCCCAAAACGCGAAAGTAAAGCACTACGCCCACTACCCTTCGAACATTTGCAATAACCGATCCCATTTGAAAGGAGATTGAAGCTCCACCAAAGGAGAGCTATCCCACGTAAGGGATTTGATTTGTTCAAGACCATCAACAGAATAGAGCTTGATTGTTTTATCTTTTTTAGCCAGAACATAGCACCGGCCCCCATACTTGGTCCGAGTAGCCAACCACGCAATTTGCATAGGCCGTAGACCGATCTGACGACCCTTGACTCGTTTCAATTCAACCCAGACTTCTTTACCGTCTAAGCATCCGTTTACATCAGGAACCCCTGCGCCTGTGATTCCTGTCTCGATGCGTTGCCAATGAACCTTGGGTAGATTATCCCTTAGTTGTTTCCAGAGAAGCGACTCTTTGGGCATCGTCTTTCCAACCTGTGTGTGGTGCTGCGCGTCGATTGTTTCGAATAACCCGAACATCATTCTCCTGAAGCCACTCCATGAATTTTTCTTCAGCTTCTTCGGGGTCTTCAAATTGTTTCTTTAATAATCGCCAAGTCACTCGAGCTGCCTGCTCTCCGAAATAATAGTTTCCTTCTCCGAGCTTGCAGCGCGTAATGATTTGCCATGTGCGTTGTCTCGTGAGACCGAACTTATCTCCAATGGCAGCTAGAGTGAAGTCTCCTGTAGAGTAGAGTGCGTACATTTTGCGGTACTTCTCTCGCATCTCTTGTGCTCGCTGGTCACTGATACCTTTCATTCTGCTGCATCCCCCCATGTTTCTCCATACTCGGCGTCCACTACTAATGGAACTAAAAGTTCCACACAATTTGACATCATATCCATAATCAACTTGCCCTCTTGCTTTGAGCTTATCGAATAATCTAGCTCGTCGTGTATTTGTAAGTGTGGTACGTAGCCCTCTTTCCATAGATCTCGCATAGCGAGTTTAGTCATGTCTGCTGCCGATCCTTGGATCAGTCGATTGAGTGCCTTATATGTATAGGAACGTTTCACTCCATCCCCGTATCGTTCTCTTGCCTCATCTTCCCGTAGCGGTGAACCTTCTCCAAAGGAAGGCTCCCAATAATCAAAACGACAACGGCGTCCTCCAAGTGTTTTGATATAGCCCCGCTCGACCGCGACTCTTGCGCACTGGTCCTGTAGTGCACGAATAAATGGAACCTTTTTATGGTATTGTTCCAACAGCTCCCCCGCTGCTGATTCTTCTACTCCCAATTCTTTTAAGAGCTTGGTCCGACCCATTCCATACGTTAATCCTAGGTTGATATTCTTAGCCTGTTTGCGTGGAATATTAGCCATGTCTGCTACAATCTGATGAAAGTCAGCACCGTCCTCGGAATAGGCACGAACCGCTTCATCCGCTCCTTGCAATCCCATTTGAGAAGCATAGTGAACCGTGAGTCTTGGCTCTTGTTGCGAGTAGTCGAAAATACCCCACTCGGCTCCTTCTTCTGGTAGAAACAGCGAACGAATCAAACGTCCTAACTCTGGGTCTCGTGCAGGAACTTGCTGTAGATTAGGATTCGTATAGCTGAACCGTCCACTCACCGTGCCCCCACCATCGTTCCGTAGGGGGTGGGCTTCTGCGTGGATACGACCGTCCACACTATGCTCCAAGATCATCTTATCGATGAACGTGGTCCGAGCTTTGTTTAACTTACGGGCTTGCACGATCATCTTTGGCAGTTCGTGTTCGTGAGCCTCTAACCAAGGGGCTTGAAAACTCGCCATACCCTTCTCTGTCTTGGGATACCAAATCCCATTAGAATCAAAGGCTTTTTGAATCGAGGCGTTCGACCACATCTCTACTGTCGTTCCAAACTTCCGTCGAAACTCAACCATGATCTGTTGTTCTTTCTTAGAAAGTTCGATACCTACTTGCTCCGCTCGACTAGTATCAATGCGAACCCCTTTCCATCGCATTTCTATAAGTAAAGGGATTAAGTCGCATTCGAGCTTGAAAATTTTATCTAGGGCTTCTTCTTGAAGTCGAGGGTAGAGCTGTTTCCAAAGCTGTAGAGTGAGAACGGCGTCTTGTTCAGCATAGGGTCCTACATATTTGGCAGGCAATTGGTACAACCCAGACTTTGTGTTGACTCCCCAGGCTTTCGCGGCTTCTTCCAACAAGGACTCATCTTTTTCGGAAGCACAGTAATCTTTTCCGAGGGCGTTGAGTGAGTAGCCGTGTCGATTCTCATCAAGAAGAGGAGCCGCAAACATGGTGTCGTAGATAGGACACTTGATGTCAACCCCTTCTCGTTTAAGCCAACCTACATCATAGAGTGCGTTGTGAAATACTAATGGTCCTCGGTGAGTAGAGATCATGCGCTTAAACCACCGCAACACCAGTTCCGTCTCAAGATTCCCACCACCTTCGTGCCGAATCGGTAGATAACCGCTCCATTTATCCGAGGCGATTGCAATCCCTACTACGAACCCGTCTCCGGTGGCCCATCCTGGTCCTCGGTTCATGAGGGAAGGGTCACAGGTCTCTAGGTCAATGGCGAGTAGCTCATTATCACTAAACTGTGGGAGAAGTTCTGGTGCTGCCCAGTCACTCTCCGGTGTGATTAAAGGTAGTTGTTGTGTCAGGATTTTGATTCCTCTTTCCATCTAAGGGTATACGCCTTTCCTAAAAAGTCGAAACCAATAGAGGCCCTGGTGTAATCCTTTGCTCCATATCCTTTCCACTTGGGAAGGTCTAAGGGGTCATTCCACCCAGGTGGTGGTGTAGGTTCCTCTTTCTTCTTTGATTTGTCCTTTTCTTTCTCTACTCGGTCTTTTCTTCTTTCCATTCTATGGACTCCTGTGTGCGTTCTCGAGTTTGAACTCGTATTTCGTGCTCTACTAATAATAGATACCGTCGTAAATCACCTATATCATCAAGCACCCCTTCCTCCCCGTTATACATCTGAGCAGCTTCGAAAATATCCCAGTTGACACTTTTAGATTGTTTCTCAATCCGGTCGAATTTACGGGCGAGCATCATAAACGCTCCTGTGCCTCCGCGCTGTTTCCAGGAATCTCCGTAAGACTTCTCCGCTTTAATAAGCTGCAATAGGTCTCCCTGAGCTATCTCTTTCATCTCTTCCCATTTAGTTGTAGTCATTGGCTGTTCCAGAATCTGGTTTATTTTCTCGGGCGAGCTGTCGTTTTTTAATCCAGAAGAAGGCGGCTTCCTGCCAATCTTCTGCTTCAATTTGTCGAATACTTTCATAGGCTTTGGTGTACTCTCTATGTTTATGTTCTATAAAGGCTCTGACCATAGGTCGCAGCACTGTAGGAAAAATAGGGTTATCAAATTGATTCCAATCTACCTTGTTTTCGAAATCTAATTGGAGCTCTATCCCTACGGGTAGGTGAGCTAAAAACATATGACAATCCATAATGAAGGTAGTTGCGTTCTTTACAACAGGAACGAGGTTTTCTGGGTACTTCAATTTAGAAAGGTGCGTGTTACATAAGGTTTTCCACTGCTTATTCTTGTACACATGGAAACTGTCACTAATCTGGTGATATGGTCCTATTTCAACGTCTAGTGATTTAGCAATGTATTCTTGTAGGACTGACATATGTACTGCGTTAGCACCATACGCTCCCCATACCATGTCATTAGACCGATTGCATACAGTCATCTGCAACTTATTGTCTCGAACTTTAAAGAAGATATTGGTGTTGCAAGGAATATCTTTACTGCTGCTTCCTAAGTCCACCAAGGGGTCCCACATTTGCAGAACAGCTCGACGGCTCTCAGGGTGAGATTTTAATACCTTAATCAATGCTCGTACTTGATCCCGTCCTTTAAACTGGTGATACCAACGAAAACCATAAGCCCCATTTAAAGTGTGCCCATTATCAGAAAACTGTTGCATACCTGAATTAAAATGTGATAGTTGCCCTACCCGTTGAGATCCTCCAAGCATCCAAATAGATTCTATTAAATGAAAGAAAGGGTTAGCGTCTCGTGCTGGGAATAACAAGACCCTTTCCCATGGTTTAGAGTACGTAGTTATTACAGGTTCAAGAGCTTCCAACGTAATCCCATTACGGCTGTCTTGTTCTCGGTAGTTTCCTTCCCATTGGAAGAAATCCACCCCTAACCGTAAGGCGTCATTGACATTGTTAACTTTAATAGTCGTCATAAAAATTCTCCGTTCTTTGCTCAATCACATAACGCACTTCAAACAAGTACATTCCCAATGTGTTCGCTACATGCTTCAGTGCATCCTCGTAAGAATGAGGAACAGAGTGGTTTTTCATAACCCCCTGTAAAAAATCTCCATAGCAGTTCATTACTTCATCCCCCCTATGTTCTAGGGCGTTTTGGCAATGCTGCTTGAGTTGGCCCATCTACTTTCTCCTCTTTCTAAATCCTCAATAAGCGGCCTATCTGCTTCTTTATAGTTATACACACTTCGTGTTCGACCTTCTCCTTTCAAGATCCTAGAGTACTTATCAAATTCACACAGCCCACCTTCAACCTCTCGCATTTCAAAAGGCATCCGGTAATGTTTATCCTGTACAGTCATTCCAGGAAGACATAATCGGTTCCTACAAATCTGATAAAGACAATTCATTTCACTGTTCCAGTCATGCGTCTTTCTTGTAAACGTAAGGGGTCTACCTGTCAGTCGATTCAACCCTCTCATGGCTCCTGGTCCAGGATTTCCCCATGTAAGAATATCTGTAGCTTCATCTAGTACATAGGTGTGTCTTAAATCAGTTACCAGTTCGTAAGCAACAAAGGGACCGATGTAGGGATACGGTAAAAGATATTTCCACGCTTCTTGTAGAGTAGAGATTTCTTCTAAAGCCAAAATTAAACGTTGTCTATCAGCCCAGATATGAGAGATACACTCAGCAACCCCCGTCACTTTATTCATTCGATTAGGTGTCTTAACTATATAAGCACCTGTAACCCACTTGGGTTGTTTGAACACTTCTTCGATTGCTTTCTCTCGATCCCACTCTAAGTGGAGATTGTGTTCTAGTAGAGTACGCCCCGTTTCTATAAGATTAAAAAAGCGAAAGATGATCGTGGCCATGATGACCTCCGGACTGGCCGAAAGGGGATTCCGTATGTGAGCCCGAAACCAACGCGTGGTTCGATCATCCTCGCGAAAAACTTGACAGAATTTAAATTCTTTAAGGATAGGGTCCCTTGTCCAAGGGGGTGGTTCCTTTTTATCTTCTTTTACAATACGTATTCTTTCTCGCTCCTCTATCCAATAAAGATAACGGGAAAGTTCTTGTTCAATAAACTTCATGACCTTTTTCTTAGCGTCCAAGCACAGTTATTAGATATTTCTGGGAAGAAGGTTGCCCCAACCACACGAAGAAAATGTCTTCCAAATCGTTCTTCCAGTAACTCAAACTGATCGTCATACCAGCGGGGTTGTCCTGGATATTCCTCCTCTTCTCCCATAGTTACCGACGGTTTAAGGTCATGTTCCATTGCTTTCCTTAAACGAGGAAGCTGGCAAAACGTACCCACCACTGACTTGAGAACCCAGTTCCGAGGAGGCGCAATAAGCTCATACTGAAGCTCTTCAAATCCCCACTCGTATATATGGTCCTTTGGAAGTTTCTTATTAGAACCATCACTGTTAGGAGTAGAAATATAAATTAGACCACCAGGACGTAAGGTACGGTGTACGTCATCTAACCAACCAGAAACAAATTCAGGTCGCATATGTTCTATTACTTCAGTACTCCAAAAGAAATCAATACTTTCGTCGGGTACTTTAAATTCCGAATGGGTCGTGAGATCTTGGATGTAGAGGGATCCATTAAAGTTTGCAAACCATTGTGAATCCCTAACCAGTCCAGTTGGACTGTGATACCCGTTCTTCTCTTGTAAGACAGCAGGATCGATATCCACTCCCACATAAGAGTTGATAATGTCCGACTTCTTTACGGTGTACGCTTTATATAAATTGCGTAAAACCCAGAGTTCCCCGCATCCTGCTTCGAGAGTGTCAATAGGACGGTTTAATCGAGCAGCTTCTTCTATGCACAGCGAAGATATTTTATCGTAGCGCGTCATGTGAGCTATTTCATCAGGACGCCAGTTTCCTAGCATGTTGCCATTGGCAATATCCATGCGAGTATTTTTACTATCGTTCACATTGATATCTAAGGTCTTTCTAATTGAGGCCATTATTTCTCCTTTCTAAATTAGAACTAGTTTACTTTAGGTTTAAAGCCAAAGTAAAGGAGTTTTTAGAGTGGGTAGTATTTTTGAGTTTGGGGTTCTATCAAATACAAATTCTCCTTTGCTCGAGTTAACCCTACGTAAAAAACCCTGGATTCATCATCAGGATTTTCTTGGTAAGAGTTATAGATTCGAGTCGAAAGATCTGTTAGTAAAATAACGTTGGTAGCTTCTCCTCCTTTCGCTGCATGAATAGTCGAGAGACGAATTCTAGGGTTCTTTGTAATTTTTTCACCTCGGCGAAGCATTGCTCGGATGTAACTTCGTTCCTTTACGGATAGCCCATCGAAAATATCGTACCAATACTGATTGGTTAGCGAAGGTACATGTTTCTGAGCCTCTTCGAAGGAGATATAAGAGTCAAAGTCGCTTTTATCGAGAGAGGTAGGTACGCGAACTTTTATATAAAGTAAGACATTGACTAGTTCCGACACGGGGATAGAAGAACCGCTCCGTAGCAGTTCCCAAGAACGCACGGCTCTAACCTTTTTCTCCGAAATACTAGGACGTTGTTTATTCTGAAAGAACCATCCTTCCGATCGACAATACTCTTCTAGTCCTTCTAATAGATAATTAGTCCTAGCAAGTACCAACCAATCCCCTTCTTCCATGTTGACGGACTCATAAGAAGCCTCCCACTGTACCAATCCTGGGTGGTTTCGAGGAAGCCAAGTCTTATGCACACGAGAACCGATTTGTTTAATACATTGACTGGCCACCTCATGAACGGAAGAAGGAATGCGGTACGACTGTTTAAGAATCATCGCATCTTTTGCATTTCTAATAAGGTACTCTACATCCGCTCCCGCCCAACGATAGATTGCTTGGTCATCATCACCTGCAATATAGATACGGTCTGCGTTGTCACACAGCTTACGCACCACGGCCCATTGAAGTGGAGATAAGTCTTGAGCTTCGTCAACGAACATAACATCTAACTTTGGCGCGACCCCTTTCTCCAAAAAGACCTGAAGCATGTCCGTGTAGTCAATTAATAGTCGGTCATTCTTAAAGAGCTTTAGTCCTCGAGAGAACCGCTCTAGTTCAAACCATCCAACAACGTCATCAACGTCTTGCCACTGTGTTTCAAGAGGGACCTGCCGCATACGTGCAAGGTTCTCAATAAAAAGTAATCGGTCATCTTTAGAAATACCTGAAATATGTCCGTCATCTGAGCCGAGTGAACCAGAAAGTCTTAGGTTCAACTTATCGTTAAGCTCTCTTAAATCAGAAGCACCTAAGACACTTTCTTTAGAAAGCCCTAGTTGTAAAAAGCATAGCGAATGGAGTGTGCGAAAATATCGAAGGTCTCGTTGCGACACGTCGAACCGATCCATGGCTCGTGTCTTTCCTTCCTTAACCGCTTGTTTTGTAAACGTAAAAAACCCGATGCGTTCTGGTTCTGTTCCTCTGGACAGTTCCTCTTCTAATAACCCCAACAGGGTACTGGTTTTACCTGTTCCTGGTGGTCCTAATATGATCTGTGCTCTTGAAGTAAGCATTAGATTGGGTTTTCATTAAATTCGGGGAGGTCGTGTGGTTCAATCTGAGTTTCATACTCAGAGATATGCCATACATTTGTACCCTTCCCTTTAATGTTAAAGAAAAAAGACTCGCCCCCAAGCTCACGTAATCGAGCGGTGAGTTTGTTGCGGGGATAGTCACGAAAGTTCTTCCGGTAGAGATAGTCCATTAAATCAGCTAATCGAAAGTACGTTCTTCCTTTATCCGACCACGGCTTACCAAGTAAAAGTTCATCGCGTTCTCGTGCAGGACGCTCGGTGCAAAAAGTTTCTAGTAACTCATTAAAATGCCCCGTGGTAGACGCATCTTTAGGAACTTCAATAATAGTAAGTGTGTCCAACAGCTGTTGAATGATCTGTCTCCAAACGTTATCCCTTACTTTAGGTGGGATTAAATTCATTACATCCATACACTTACGTTGGAACCGTGTCTGGTTAAGTAACTCCTCTGTCTCCAATTCAAGACGCCCACCTTCCACATCAAGAAACCAGATAGGTGGATCACTGTTCTGTTTCGTTAGGTTACTGAAGAGAGGTGTACCACCGGAGGCTCCAATGCCATATTTACGGGTACGACAAAGAGGACTATTACAATGACTCGCAATCGGTTGGTCATTACAGCGATAGAAGTAGTCCTTCTTCTTTAACTGTTTAGCCACTCCTAAAACTTCTTGAGAGCTAAGTGTCGGTTGCATGTGCTCATGGTTTACTTGCTCTAGGCGGTTTTCCCAATCGTCAGGAAACTTTTTACGTAAGAACACTCCCACGTTAAACAGCCCTGAGTTTCTCATTCCTTTAGGAAACCCCTGTGCTACTAGATGCTCTAAACAGGGTGGTGAAGAGTCAAGCCATTCCATTTCTTTTAATACTGGTGCGGTTTCTAACTTATCTAGTTCATCCTCAGTTAAAACAAGTGTTTCAACGTAATCTAAAAACTCACGTGGACTAAAGACATTACCCGTTGGACTAAAGGCATATCGAGTGGAGTTTTCGCCTCCAAAGAAAGGCATGTTGAGAGTGCTGCCTCGATCTCCTCTCTCGAGTAACAGCTTTGTTTGTTTAGGAAAAATCTCAGCTTGTCCAAAGCCGATTGCAGCAGCTACTTGACGTAGTTTGCGCTGCATCGTGGAAGCAGGAACAGGATCGAACACAAACAGAAATATGTGTGCTCCCCCACTTTTAGAGCGACAAACGACAAGAGGGAGTTTAAATTTTTTGAGCTTCTTCGCTAGACCCTTTAGATCCAGTGGATACTCATCAACATCTATGGCTCCCCATACACAGCAGTTATCTTCATCAATCGGTACGATTCCAATACTCTGTGTGCCTTCTAGGTGTTTTTTCCATAACTCTAATAACTCATCCTTATTGAGCGTTTGAGCAATAGTTACATTTTTACCTTTGGCCTTGCCGTCTTCTCGTGTCTCCTTAGTAGGGGTGAAGATACTGTATGCGTGTCGTAGCCCAGCAAAACGCTGGGCAAATTCTTCTTGTAACGACATCTATCACCTTTCTACTTTATTAAAATGGTATTTTCGAATTCTCATCCTCAACTTCGTCGAGAGCACCCTCTTGTTTTACTTCTACTTCACCAGCTCTTGCGGCTACCATGAAGTCTTTCGCTATTCGTGCTATAGGCAATGGGGTTGGTCGTTCTCGTTCAATGGATAATCCATGCCAAGTCCCGAAGTTATTTGACTGTGCTGCCGTCTTTAAACGGTAAATGTAAGAAAACATAGGTGCGAGAACCGAAGTGCCTTCTTTATTTTTTACCTGTGCAGTGCGCAGCATGGTGTTCCAACGTCTAGCAAACGTTAATTGGGTCGACGTGCAACTAAGGAGAATCTGTTGAGGATTCTCTTCGTCTTCTACCAGTATAAGAAAGTACTGAGATGTTTCTACAATCTCATTCTCATTAGGTAATAGAAACTTTCCATTTTCGCTCTTCTTAGTCTGGTTCATAACCGTGGCAGAATGATCGTCTCGTACGAATCCTCCTCCCTTATTAATCGGAACCCATTCGATGTACTTCTTGGTATAAGCACAGGGGATCACGGCCACCCCTTCGTCACCCTTGTAGTACTCGTTCGTAAGAGTGTTAAACAACATTCCCTCTTCAGCACCGTCAATATATTTATTCGGATCGCTCTTTTTTAACTGTGGCGAACCCGACTGAATTATCCGGAGGAAAGGTAGAGCATAGTCTTCAGTACCAACCGACTCTAAACCAGTTCCTTCAGATAAAAGGTCATCATCATCTAAGACAAGTACCTCTCCTGCTGTAGCTTTCGCTACTTCTTTCGTAGCCATATGAGTTACCTCTTTCTCTCTATTTTGGCGCGGGACCCCACGTATATCCCGAATATTTCGGAAGGAAGATCCTTTCCGTTCGTGAGCTGCTCCTTCACAAACGCATTAAGTGTCTGTGCATGAACTCCTTGCTTAACGCTCGGTGAAAGACCTCGTTGTTGTAACGAGGCGATAGTATCCTGAGCACGTTCGTCCTCATCTCTACCGAACTTTAATGAAATCTCGTTCTTAATAAGCCCCCCGTGGCCATTTTGCATAAGCCAATCTAATGCAGCGGGTCGGTTTTTCTCCGAGATATGTCCCTTATAAAAGGGAGATACGCTAAGTTTGGTTCCATCACTTAAAACGATCTCAGATAAATTTGCCGACTGCAATGCTTCTGGTAAAGAGCTTTCAGAAATCTGTCGAAACTGGTTCTCTAGTTCCTTTAACTCTAATTTCTTTTCTTCTATATCCTTTTGAACAACTAAGAGCTGTTGCGCTAGACCGGATATGGAAGCGAGTTCCTCATTCGAGGACTGCTCCGTCCACTCTTCTACCGAAGCTGTCCCTGTTAGTTCTTCAAATGTCAAGTCAGACATGTAGTTCTCCTAACTCTGTCTCCCCTTTCTCAAAGAGGTTAATATTGACGGGATAATACACGGATTCTTGCCTATCCCATTTAAGAATCTTAAACCTACCCTGATTAGTAGACGCCGCAACCGCACAGGCTAAACCAATAGCAGCAGGATCCCCCATTAAGAGTAGGTAATCCTCATCACTATATTCAGATAGCTCACGACGCAACTTCCGTACTGTCGGGGCAGTAGAAAGCATAAGATTCGTCCTTTCAGGGAGAAGCAGTTTTAAATCGCCATACTTCTTGGCTGGAATTACATTACGTCCAGACACTTCTTGGACAATAAAAACGGTCATATATACTTTCTCCTTTATAACCCGAACTATCTTAGCCTACGCTTCTTTGCAAAGTAAAGGACTTTAGTAACCTATAGCTGTATTTTGAAAACCTGTAGTTACGAAACGTAGCAGTAGGTTTCTCCTATTTCGTATTAGTCTATTTTAAAAATAAAAATTTTTTAAAAAAACTAACTTAGAAGGCTAATAGAGTAATAGAAATAATAATATCGTTCTCTACCTCTCGAAACTACTAGAGTCTGTGGGTTTCTAGGAAGTAATAGAAAACGTATTAGTTATTAGTAAGATAATGAGGACACGAGAGAAATTATTAAAAGCATTTATTCTTATATTCTCTATAAAGTATTATACGCGGAGAGCTTAGAAAGGATCACGGGTGAAATACGAGTTCAAAACGGAACCCTACGCCCATCAAAAAGAGGCATTGCTAAAAAGCTGGAACCAGCGAGAGTACGCTCTTTTCATGGAGATGGGGACAGGTAAGTCGAAAGTATTGATCGATAACATGGCTATCCTCTATGGGAAAGGGGCAATTAACGGTGCTGTCATCGTTGCTCCCAAAGGGGTCTATAGAAACTGGTCTGAACGGGAAATACCAACACACTTACCGGAAACTGTACCCACACGTATTGGGGTATGGAGTCCTGCACCTCGAAAAAAGGAAAAAGATAAGCTAGTTAGTCTGTTTGATATCTGTGATGAATTAAAAATACTTGTGATGAACGTAGAAGCCTTTAGCACGGGTAAAGGAGTTGCCTTTGCAGAAAAGTTCATCTTAAGCCACAAAACCCTACTAGTGATTGATGAATCCACCACGATTAAAAACCACAAAGCAGCAAGGACCAAGGCTCTTATTAAACTATCCCGACAAACAGCATATCGTCGTATCTTGACAGGATTTCCTATTACACAATCCCCTTTGGATCTCTACAGTCAATCTGAAGTCTTAGCCCCAGAGCTATTTGGTTTCTCTTCTTTCTATTCGTTCCAGAACCACTATGCCCAGATTATTAACCGTTCTTTTGGAGCGCGTTCGTTTAGACAAGTAGTGGGGTATCAAAACCTGGATGAGTTATCCGATAAGGTTGACGGATTTTCGTTTCGAGTGTTAAAGAAGGAGTGCTTAGACTTACCTAGTAAGGTCTATGAACGTAGGGACGTAGAACTGACTCCTCAGCAACGTAAAATGTACAAAGAGTTAAAAGAGTATGCCATCACGGAGCTACAGAACACAGAACTAATCTCTGCTAATAATGTCTTAACGCAGATGTTGCGGTTACACCAAGTCGTTTGTGGTTTTGTAAAGACCGACGAAGGGGTTGAATCTGAGATTGAAAACAATCGAATGGATGAATTAATTAACGTCTTAGGAGAGATGCAAGGGAAGGTTATTATTTGGGCTAACTATCGGCACAATATTCGGGAGATTGTACGCACCCTTCAGGAATTATTTGGAGCAGCTTCAGTAGCTGCGTATTTTGGAGACACTTCGGACGAGGAACGAGAACAAGTTATTCGAAGGTTTCAAGATCCTGACTCTGATCTTATGTATTTTGTGGGTAACACCCAGACAGGGGGTTATGGAATCACATTAACGGAAGCCCAGAACGTAATTTACTACTCTAATAACTTTGATTTAGAGAAGCGGCTTCAGTCTGAAGACCGCGCCCACCGAATAGGTCAGGCAAATAAAGTAACGTATGTGGATCTTGTATCGAAGGACACCGTTGACGAAAAGATCGTCAAGGCCCTCCGAAACAAATTAAACCTAGCCCAAGAAGTGCTTGGTGACGAGAAATGGAAAGAGTGGATTACGTAACTCTACCCTAACATTGCTTCTAGCATTCCACCAATCTCTTCCTCTTCTCCCATTAGCATTCCTTCATCTTCCATAGCAACGTCTTCTTCTCCAGCAATACTGATCAGTTCATTCCGCGCTTCATCAAGAACCGCTAGAGCTTCATCTACACCAGAGGTGTTACTGACTAGAGTGTCAACTATTGCCGTAGGCAACCCAGAAATACCCCCTTCCTCTTCAATAGGTTCTTCTTCTCGGGGCATCATAGGAGGCATTCCACCCGCTAATTGTGGTGGTGGGGCCATTGGTGGTGGGGCCATTGGTGGTGGAGGTGGTCCTCCCATTGGTGGTCCTCCCATTGGTGGTCCTCCCATTGGTGGTCCTCCCGCTCCACGCATAGCATCTAAACGAGCACCCCCCGTTTTTGCTATTTGTGGGGGAACCGCTTGACCATTAGCTAACATAGGAACACCGCCTCGCGATAGACGGGGTACAAATTGATTGTTCCTTCCTTGACGGTTTCGAAGGTTCTCTAATCTGCTTTTTGTATCTCGGTCTCTTACGAGAGCACTCGCTTCGATTGCATCATTTTCAAGTCTTGCTCTACTTACTTTATCGGGCAAGACACTAAGATTTAAATCTTCTCCCAATTCCCCAGAAGCGATAAGTTCTTCTATCATTTCCAGAATTTCGGGAGACAAATTTGCGGGGTCTACGGCGTTAGCCATAGAACCTCCATTCCGCATCATTTGCGAAGGCATTTGTCTTGGTGGCGGTGGTGGGCGGCTTGGAAGCATATTCCCATGCCGTGCAGTTAGCTCTTGTAGAGCCGCAGGATTTTGACCTGTGTTTCTTGCGTGCTCTTGAGCACCTCGTAACAAACTTTGTTGGCCGCGACTTAAACTAGCTAGTCCTCCTGAACGTCTAGGTGGTGATCCCATTCTTGTACTTCTGCCACCTCTCCGAGTCTCAGAAGGAGGAAGCCCCCTTCCTCGAGGTGTCCCTCTTCTTCTTCTTAAGGAACCGAGACCCCTTGACATTGCACCTGATGGTATTCGTGTATTTAAAGGCATTATCGGTTCCTCTTTACGTTAGGTCGAAAGGCATTTTGAAAAGGCGCTACATTTGTTTGAAAATTTAATGCCCCCATGATACCTTGATTATTTTGATTAGGCCGTTGATCTACTAAAGAATTTCCATTTAACATAGTAGATTGCTGTGGCTGATTAACGGCTCCTCCTTGATTATAAGAGCCCACTCCCCCAATTGGGGTTCCTTGTCCCGCGCCACCTATTGCTCCACCACCCCCTGCGCCACCAACTGTGCTACCACTCCAAGGATCAAATGTAGTGTAGTCGGGGGCTTGATCGAAGAAAGGGTTCGGATAATCGAATTGTGGACCAGGACCTCGCATCGAACGAAGATCGTCCATGCTCATGGGCTGTTCCCAATCACTGTATGTTGGTGTGAAACTCTGTAGGTAACTAGTATATGGATCTTGACCAGCACTCGCACGTTGTTGTCCTATTAAATTAGACATAGGACTTGAACCTTCGACTGCTTCAAATTCTGAAGTGCTTCCTGTACGAGGACCCGAAGGTTGTGCTGCATCGAAATAAGAATCTAGCTCACCTCTGGTTTGTTCAATTTGTGCTTGCGCGGCATCTGCTTCATATTGAGTTTGAGCATTTGCATATTTATCTTCTAAAGAACCCAGCTGCGTTTGGAGATCCCCGATCACTTGATCGTAGTCCTCCATATTAGGGAGTCCCGCTTGGAACTCTTCTTGAGTTAGGTATCCGTACTCGGCAAGTTGTTCTGGGGTTAGATAACCATACTCGGCAAGTTGTTCTGGGGTTAAGTAACCGGCCAGTCGTTCTTCTAATTCAGCAAGAGTAGTATAATCATCTAACGTAGTACTTAGAATCTGATCTATATCTTCTTGAGTTATAGTTCCTGCTTCAACCAGCGCGGCTACTTGGTCTTCACTTAACTGTTCCGTACGAACCAGTTCGAGAATCTGTTCTTCACTTAAGACTTGAGTATCTAAAAGATTTTGTATTTCTTCAGGGGTTAAGGTTCCCGAAGCAATCATTTCATCTATTTGTTCTGGGGTTAAAAACTCACCCGTAGCATCCGCAATCCATTGATCTACTTGATCTTGGGTAATGACCTGATCTTGAATTAACCTAGAGATCTGGTCTTCCGAAAGCATTTCTTGAGCAATAAGCTCTTGGATTTGCTGTTCGTCTAACAAACCATTATCTATGAGGTCTTGGATTTGTTCAGGGGTTAGTGTGCCATTAGCAATTAGATCATCTATTTCTTCAGGGGTTAAAAATTCACTTGTGGCATCTGCAATCCATTGATCTACTTGTTCTTGCGTAATGACCTGATCTTGAATTAACCCAGCAATCTGGTCTTCCGAGAGCATTTCTTGAGCAATAAGATTTTGAATATGCTCATCGTCAAGTAACCCATCATCTATAAGCTGTTGTACGTCCTCGGCAGTAAGCGTGCCATTAGCAATCGCTTCATCAATTTCCTCTGCGGTCATAAACTCGGAAGTGGCGTCTTCAATATCTTGTTCCACTTCGCTTAAGATATCTTCAGTAGCTTCTCCTATCCACTGGTCTACTTGGTCTTGTGAAAGAGTTCCGTCAGCAACTAACTGCTGGATACGATCTTCTGAAATAAGCTGGGCATCCACATAATCACGCATCTGTTGATCAGTGAGGGTGTCTGCATTATTAGCAATCCAATCCTCAACAATCTGAGTGATTTCGCTTTGACCCATACCTCCCATACCCATGGGGTCATCAAACGCCCCCATGTCACCGCCTGCAAAAACCTGATCTAAGATATCCTGGATTAATGCATCACGATCAATTGCTGAACCCGCAACAGCCGCATCAATATCGTCTTGAGTTGCAAACCCTTGGGTAGCTGCGTCTAGGTCAGCCTGAGTTGTATAATCAACGAGGTCTTCGTCACGAACGTAGCCCGATAGATCGGTTTGTTGGTCTCCATAGCTTGGAGATCCCCCATACCCAGAGGTTCCTGAAGCAGGACCAGGACCAAAGCTACCTATACCTGAACCCATACCTGAGTAACGCCTAGCCATTATTCTTCTCCCCAACTAAGTTCGCCCCAAAGCTCGTCTATACGGTTTGGAACTCGTGAAATGGGTCCTACAATAGGCGAAGTTATATGAATATCTTCAAGCATTTTTCCTATAGGATCAGGTTCTTCACCAACCAACTTTAATATTCTTCTAGCATCACGATCAACAGAGTTTCTGTTTTTCTCTGATCCTATATCCACGCTGCGTGATTCAGCCACCGCCGCTAAAAATACCAACCACTCACTTGCTGTAGCTCTTGTTTTTGTGGCCATCATTAGTCTTCGCAGTTTACTTGGGTCAACTAATATTTCTAGTAAATTGTCTACAGCCCTTTCTCCCACCTTCTCTTTACCTACAGTAACTCGTCTACTAATTAGACTTAATGGAGAAAAAACCACTCTTTGAATCGTGGCAAATAGATTCATGATCTCATCACGTACCCCAGTAGCGGTAGCCCCCTGAGGAAGAGGGCCTTTTGGTCTACGATCTTGAGCTCTTTGAAGAGCCACATTAAAGAGCCTAAGATCTTTTGCGTACAAATTTCCTTGTTCTTTTCCTAAAAGTTTACCCAAGTTCCGTCCTAGGTCATTCGTTCCTGTTGGACCGGATGAATAGGCTCCACTAACCCATTGCTCAAACGCATCGTAATCAAAAGCTCCTTTTAAGAATTCTCCTTCGCGTCCTTGAGTCCCTGTTTGTTGTAAACTTTGTCTTTCAAACCGAGCTTTAAGACGATCTTTAAAGATCCCAGTTATCATAGGTTGTAGTTCTGGGTATTCTTTTAAAATATCTGCCACTTGATCTAAAGCGGCATTATCTTGGCTTCGTATTTTACTAGCAGAGGCGTCTATAAAGTCACTAACAAAGTTCAGAACGGGTTTGTTTATCTTTTTTTCTAGTGCTTTAAATTCCCCATCTAGTTCTGCTAGTCTGGCTTGCGTAGTTTCTAGGAAATTATCATACGATTTAAACTGCTTGAACTTACTTGCAGGAAAAATAACTTCTAGTTGATCCTCATATTTCTTGATATAGCGTTTCCAGTTTTTGTTTTTTGAGAGTGTATCACCGTCCCCTAGTTCTCTTGCAATATTCCTTAGAACCAACTCTCGTATATTTTGTTGCTTAATAACAGATTCGGGAGACCTATATAGTTCTTCAAATAGCTTAGTAATATTTTTAGGAGAAGAGTTTAAAACATAATCAGCAAGTTCTTTCGGGTTTTGTTTAACAAAAGAGGACAACCATTTCCTATCCATTTCAGAAGAGTAGTTTTCGAGAGCCTCTTGTGCCTGACGAAACTTGGCTCCATAACCTGTTTCGTTCATCCACTCCTCGACTTTATTCTTTGTAA